TCATTATAATATGTTAGCTTAACACCCTCTTTGAATTGTTCCTTAAGATAGTTTCTAATTTCTAAATCACCAATGCGATTTAATGCCCAATTACGTAACCAGACTTGGCGCTTAGTAACAGTATATCGTGGTGTTTGTCCAAGATAATCAAAGTTAGTTCTACTATATAAAGTATCATTAATGTAAACACCGCTAGGAATTTCACCAAGTGATAAAGCTAACTCAGGATATTCCTCAATAGCTTTAGCATAAGAAATTTCAGTTTCTAAAATAATATATGGCAAATCTTCCATCTCGCGGCAATAAGCCGGAAATGAAACATTTGTAGTTCCATATGCTTTCTTACAAACTTTAATTTTATCTACATTCTCATAATCAACAATACCCTGACGCTTATCGTAAAAAGTATCTTGTAAAGGATTAATTATCGAATTGCATTGACTGCAATAGCTTTCTTCATCAAGCACTTCTGAATTCTGAAGAAGCTCTTGGCCTTCAATAATTTCTTCAGGCTCACCAACTTCGCTTGATAACTCGTTACCACAATTTGGACAAAGCTTCTTAGTGAAACGGATACTTAAAACACCTTCACGAGGAACCTGAGTAGTTCCATACTTACTATCTCTGTCTACATAATTATAAACAGCACAAAACTGCTCATTGAAAAGAATGCAAAGCATCCTAACAATAAGCATTTTGGATTCGTTGTGTTTTCTATTTAACTCTGCAATTCCGGTATAAGCCTTTGCGGCTGCAACATCCTTAGGATTATCCGCATCTTCAGGAAAGAACCTTGTAGAAGGAACTTGTGAAGATAATGAAGCAATAATAGATTCGCCGTATGCTTTGTATAAATTTACAAACTTGAATCCTTGGTAATCCTCAAACTCATTATCATAACCTTCAGGCACATCATCAAGTTTACGCCAATCCCGTGCTACATCATCCCACCAAATATCTTGCTTATTATTCCAATAAGCATTATTACGACGTGCTATTTTTAATTGATTTAATCTAACATCAAACTCATCCCGCATATACTCTTTTGTAAGAGTATCCAAAGCATTACGGATATTTTCTTTGTCTGGAATTTCAGGTGTAGATAGTTCCTCGACAGAGGTTTCCTCAATTGGAAGAATTTCTTCCACAGGAATTTCTTCAGCTTGAGGAATCATCTGTTCGTTCAACATTTAATCCTACCTGCTTCTCAAGTTCTTCGTTTTGCTTTCTAACAAAATGTTCTCTTGACTTTTTCATTTCTAATAAAGAAGGCCGGCGGTTAATAGGTTTGAAGTCTGAGGTTGTAGAGTTATTTGCTTTAGGCATCAAAACTCGCAACAGCTTCCTATTTAACCGCCGGCGTTCTTCATTTGCATTCGCTAGCAATAATCTTAAATGTTCAATTTCTTGTTGTCTAGCTTTACATGCTTTACATCTAATGCGCTCTGTGACGATAGGCTCGTCCTTTATGAAAGGTTCTAACAGAACGCCGTCCTCGTCTGGCTTGCGATTCAATATATTCCATGCGACGATAAAAGCCCGTTTGGTCTCCGGTAGCCGCAAGATATTGGAGATTCTTACTAAGAGATTCAATAGATTCAGCTTCATAGTTTTCGTTATTTATGTAGCGATTAACTAATTGTAAAAGATAACGCAAACCATCATAAGGGTCATCACCCGGTGATGATTCGGTAGGCTTCCATTCTGCTACATCATCAACTTTCTTTTCATGATATCTAGCAATTCTAAGTGCTTGAGTTACAGCTGTGCATGGCTTAAAGATTTGTAACTTAGGGATATTTAACTCAGGAGGTTGCTCATTAAAAATGTCTTTATACTTTAGAGCAACCTCCTTGCCATGCATTCTTAAGATTTTTTCATAAGCTAGTGGATTAAATCCTTGTTTTGGAACATACTTAGGTGGAGCATTCTTCCATCTAAGATATTCATGAACAAGCATTTTACCAGCTAATCTATCGTTAATTGCTAGTTTTGGATTATATCCACTAAACTGTTTGAATTGTTCTAAAATACTAGAATTACCACGTTTTTGTTGTGCCGAAGGGTCAATAACTACATCAACTAAATTATCTTCTAAAGACAATAAAGCAAACTCATTTGCCCAATCAGCAACATTCTTTAATTTTTTATGGTATTCTCTGTATAGGAATACTCGCTTGTCTGGACTAATAGTAGCCCAACCAATCCAAGTATAACTAGGATTATAGCCCCAATCAATAGCAGCAAACTTGGGCCAATAGGAAGGAATTTCAAAAGGTTCAACTACATGAATAGCATTTTCTGGTTCGTCTGGATATTTCTCAGCACGAAACTCATCAAATACCATTCCAGCAAATACATACCAATCACCATATAGCTTAGCACGTTTCTCAGCTTCAGGTAATTCAAGTAATGCATTTACATAGTCTGGGTCATTCTCCATTAGCCACGTATTATCAGTGACTAATGACTTAATGAATATGCGTGTTAGCCCAGACTTAGTTGATTTAATAATCCTGCCACCATCAGGATATGGGTCAACGAATCTTTCACGGACCCAAACATGCCCAATGTTACCAGGATTTGTCGCTGCTCTTGCTACACGTAACCAACCACGTAAACGAGACATTACGATAAAGATGTATTCATCCATACCGTAATGAGTTAATTCTTCAAACCCTACGTATTGGTATTCTGTAGTATCTTTTCCTCTAGCTTCTTCCATGCTAGCAAGATGGTCAAACTTAATCCGACCACCGCCACCAGGAAACTTAAAAGTATTAGTTGTTTCGTTAAATGTAGCACCTAAAGGCTTATAAAACTCTTTAGCTTTAGGAATTAAAGATTCTTCTAACTGTGGGTTGGTTCGGCGAAAGATACTTCCGAAAAAGTCTCCCCGCCGAATCCAACCTTTTACAATTGGTAAAGCTAATAATACTTCTGTTTTACCACCACCGGCTGCACCACCGTATAAACCTTCACGAACAGTATCTGGAATTCTAAGAAATTCTTCCTGTTTTTTATTAGGTTTCCAAAAACGTTCTAATGAATCCTCAACGGTGATGTATCCCATTGTTAGTTATTGTAACAGATTCAACTTGGTTGATATCAAAGTAAACATACTCTAATTGAACAGCATCATAAATATAAAATAAATTATCACGCTCATTGTTGTAAGGACCAATTGTATTATAATGAATCTCAGCAGCTTCGTAAGTTCTTGGCTTACGTTCTTTTATTAATTTAATACTAACACCAAAGCTGTCCATGAGTATGACCTTTTTGCTGCTTGTCGATGCGTTTTTGGGCTTTGATGGCAGATTGCCGCTTCGTCGCTCGCTTCGCTCGCTTGCTTTTGTGGCCGCTTCGCGGCTTTTGTGGTGGTTCGCGGCGGCCGCTCAACGCTCAACCGCTACAACCTTAAACGCCCTCATGCAAGCACCTTCCTTGCCAGGACCAGGCTCGAAAGTTACCGCATCGCCATTGACAATATGCCTAAACGCTTTTCCGGTGCGGTCGACATCACGAAGGTGGAAAAAGTAATCCCGCTTATCCGAACCTTCAATGAAACCATAACCCTTCATAACATTAACTTTAATAACCCGACCATTCATAACTTCCATTACCCAACCTCCACAACTTCGTAATCTGCTTCTTTCCTTGGTTCTGGAGCATAGATTAAAGTATTAAACTGTGCTCCAATCTGAGAGTTATCATTCTTAGGCATCGTTGCCGCAACAACTCTGCTAAGATTGCTAGAAATCTGGCTTAGCACTCGTGCATCTTGAGATTCAAGCTTATCATCTTCCATATACTCTAAAGATTTAATAATTCTATCCAATGCCGCATCACGAACTTTTCCCAATGCTTTGTCAAGATTATCTCGTAAAGTAATATCAGATTGACTTTCACCACGTTCTCTAATAACTGCTTTCGTATTCACACGACCATGTTCAAAGTTATGCACTAAACCTTGAGTGACACCAAACTGCTTTGCAACATCAACTTGTTTTGCGCCTAGCCTAGAATTAATGGCCATAACTTCCCTAAAGATGGGAGGAACATTAGTTCCACTCAGCTTCCTTCCCAACCTATGCTGGCCATTAACAATCTTATCTGCTAAACGATTAACAAGATTGTCGTCGCTATTTAATTCTTCGGCTAAACGCTTAATATCCATTTTATTTTCCTATAAATACACTTCGCCCGCAAGCCCAGTATAACTAGTTGGACACGTAAAGTCTAGAGTTTTTTTATTTGGGGTTTGTGGGTTTCCGCTAACGTGGTCAATTGGACAGGCTAGTTTAATTTTTATTTTTCTATATTTTTATATTTTTCTATTTTTCTATATTTCTATATTTAACATGGGGTGAACCTTCCCCCGCGTGCGGCCAACTGATGGTACCAAAATTGGGCGCATGCGGTATGGTGCTTCCCACGACACAAACTTTTGAATGGTGTTGCCATACAGTGTCCTATGTTTGAGACAAAAATTTCTTGCCTCGGCCTGCATTTTCTGGATTGACATCTTTTCCTGGCTTGATAGGATATGGGTATGCTCCCTGGTGAGCAGGGGGGGGGGGGGAGGATTGACATGACGACTGACACTGCCTGGTTGTGGACCTACTTCGCTGAGGGTGACGGCGATACCATGTCTCTGGATATCATCTGGAACAGCTACGAGCACACCCGAGAGTGTCGCAAGTTCCGCCAGCCGGGATTCACTGTCCTGGTGGTGGATGGTTGCGACGGCATCATCGTCGACGATGATGCCGGCAGGCTGGTTGCCACGTTCACGCGCGTCTAGTGAGAGGGGAATGACAATGACGACCGACAAGCACAAGTGGGTATGGACGTACTTCAACGCCGAAGACGGTACCGTCTTCGGCCAGCGTGCACACGATGATATGGCGCATGGTGACGCATTGAGCGTGTTCCGACGTCGCGAGTATCAGAACATCCTCGTTGAGTGTAACCAGAACGGCGTCGTCATTGACGCTCATGGCCGGCTGATTGCCACGTTCACTCGTGTGGAGGATTGACATGACGAACGAGAAACGCATCTGGGTATGGACTTACTTCGCTGCCGATGGCAGCGTGAGTCACCAGTATCGGCGCAGTGAATTCGCTCACCGCACCATCCTGGACGCTTATCCAGCCCGCGACAGGTTCACCGTTATCGAGCATGGCCATATCGGCATCATCCGCGACGATAACACCGACCGGCTGATTGCCACTTTTACACTCGTGGAGGAATGACAATGGCGAAAATGGCAAAGCACATCATGATTCCGCTCAACCGCGAACGGTGGTTTCGCGGAAAGGGCACGGACGTGGGCAGTATGCTGGAACGTCCCTATGACGGCATGCAGTGCTGTATCGGGCAGGCAGCGCTGTATTTCGGACTGACTTCGGCCGATATCCGAGGCATTCCGACGGTGGGAGCGCTGCCGTCGCATCACGTCGAGACACCACAGGCCCTGTGGTGTCTCTGCGATGACAATGCAGATGCTGTGCACGCGGTGTATCGCGCGAACGACGAGGTAGACCCTGGCCGCTCTGACGAGGAACGCATAAAGAACATCAACGATGCGCTGCGGGCTGCCGGGGCGGCGTTTCGGTTTATGTGAGAAAGGAGAAATGACAATGGCGCAATTGAAGTGCTCACGTTGTGGAAAACTCGGTCCCGAATGGCATGAGCATCCTCATATCGAGGGTCTCCATCCTGACTGGTATAGCGCTGTGCCGTTGCCGCCAGAATGGGCATGGCCGCATGCGGATGGTTCCGCATGTGATGGCTCGCACACAGATGCTCCGCTACCAGCTGTGTGCATTGTGGGAGATGGCCAGACTGCCGAGGCGTATGACGATGGCTACGCCGAGGCTGGCGATAGAGGCTATGCCATCGCCGGCAATAGAGGTCACGCTTCAGTAGGAGCCGATGGATTCGCCG